TTCTGCAGCGAATCAAGTCAGCGACCGTGCTCGCCAGTTCGCTGATAAAAGAACTCGTATTGCTTCTAACTATTTTATACATTCTGATTTTCAAGTACAGATGTACACAGGCGCAGACTGGTACATCACATTCGGTTTCGTCCCATTCATAATTGAATTAGACGAAGAAGCGGGCTTACCTCGCATACGCATAGAAAGTCCAATCGGGGCTTACCCAGAGTTTGACCGCTATGGGCGTTGTATTGCCTTCGCTAAACGCTATACCCTTCCGCTTGCAGAACTGGTTGCACAGTTCCCAGAGTTTGAAGGACAACTTCTTGGCGAAAGAGGATACAAGCAAGACTTGCATGCTCAAGTTGAGATTGTTCGTTATTACGATAAAGACCAATCTTTAATTTATATGCCAGAACGTCACAACCTAGTTCTATCATCTGCGCCTAATCCAATTGGCAAGATGATGGTTGTTGTAGCAAAACGTCCATCAGTAGATGGCGAAATGCGTGGACAATTTGATGATGTATTAGGTATCCAACTGCTTCGTAACAGGTTCGCATTACTTGCGATGGAAGCAGCAGAGAAATCTGTACAGGCACCAATCGTTGTTCCAAGCGATGTGCAAGAACTACAACTTGGTGGAGATGCGATTATCCGCACCAACTCTCCAGCAGGTGTGCGCCGTGTGGACCTCAACATTCCACCTGGAGCATTTACCGAACAGTCATTACTACAGGCAGAACTCCGAACTGGAACACGTTATCCAGAAGGACGTACTGGAAACATTGATGCATCAATCATCACGGGACAAGGCGTTCAAGCGCTTATGGGTGGTTTTGATACACAAGTTAAATCTGCCCAAGCAATCTTTGCTTCTTCTCTGAAGGAAGTTCTTTCTCTCTGCTTCATGATTGATGAGATGTTCTTTAACTATCAGAAGACAATTCGTGGTGTAGATGCAGGCTCTCCGTTTAGCCTTGATTATTTACCATCAAAGGATATTAAAAAGGATTACTCAGCCGATGTTCGTTATGGAATGTTGGCAGGACTTAACCCTGCACAAGGACTTATCTTTATGCTACAAGCCCTTGGCGGTAAGTTAATTAGCCGTGATATGGCAATGCGTGAACTTCCATTTGGAATTAACGTAACTATGGAACAAGAAAAAATTGAAGTAGAAGAAATGCGTAACACTTTGGTTGGCGCACTACAGGCAACTGCTCAAGCAATTCCTCAGATGATTACACAGGGACAAGACCCAACTGGTTTGGTTAAACAAATTGCAGATGTAATCAAAGCACGTCAAAAGGGTGTAAGTATTGAAGACGCTATCAACGAGGTCTTCACTCCAGAACAACCTCCTGCTGGTGCACCTCAGGTTGAGCAAATGTCCCCTGCTCCCGCCGCACCAGTGGGAGGCGCTCTTCCACCTCAAGGTGGCGCAGGCAGACCAGACATTCAAACACTATTAGCATCTTTAACATCAGGTGGTAAGGCAAGCGCAAGCGCAAGAACATCCGTACGTAGATAAGCAAGGAGGGGACGATGACAACACTTGCTGCTATACAGGGTGATGGCTGGGCTGTTATTGGGTGCGACTCTCGTTCATCTGACGATAGTGGTCGTCCAATGAATCTTGCAACGCATAAGATTATTGAAAACAATGGAATCTTAATTGCTGGCTCTGGTTCTAGCCGTGGTTCTAATATTTTACAGTTTGGTTGGAAAGCACCTAAGCCAACAGTAAATGAAAATTTAGACAAGTTCATGACGCAAAAGTTTATTCCACAAATGCGTCAAGTATTTATTGATGCTGGTTATGACATGAAAGAAGATGGGGATGCTGCCGAACACGATTCGTCATTTATTATTGTTGTCCGTGGAGTTATTTACCCTGTCTTTGAAGATTATTCTTGGGACCGTGATGTTAACGGTATTTATTTTTCTGGGAGCGGTGGTGACATTGCCCTTGGCGTTATGGAGAGTTATTGCCACGGAGGTCTACCTTTCTCACCAGAAGATGCGGAAGTCGCTGTAACAACAGCAATTGAGATTGCAGCAAAGTGGGACATACATACAGCGCTGCCAGTTGTTGTTAGGACACAATACGCATGAGTAATAAATTTCAACAGAAAGTTGAAGACGCATTACGTTTCTTAATTGAACAAGAAACTAGTGAAGAATTTGTTTGCATCAACTGGGTATTAGTATCCGAGTGGGCAGATTATGAGGGAACAAGATATTTACATACAGAAGTAAGCGAGGCTATGACGCCTTGGAACGCATATGGAATGATGCAATGTGCACAGGAATATGACAATGAAACATTTTCTAAAGAAGAAACAGAAGAGGATGAGGATTAAATGGCAGGCAAAGGTGGATACGAACAACCTAATAACCCAGCACCAGTATCTGGTCCTGGAAGTCTTAGTCAGCGCACTGACGGGTCACCAACACAGGCAGCAACTTACATCCCAGGATTACCCTATGGACAGGGAAAAGAAACTTACGACAACCAAGTAAAAGAACCTATGCAGGGAAATCCATTTCCTTCAATGGGTGGCATGAATGTTGTCCCACTAGATGCACCAACTATGTTTCCAGAAGAGCCAGGAACTGCTGGTATTGACGCTGGACCAGGAGTTGGCTCAGAAGCAATGATGGATTTGCCACGTTATAAATCAAATCCTAGAGATACTATTGCAAAAGTAGCAATGTTTGATGATACAGGCGAAGTAGAACTTATTCTTTCAAAGTTTATTTAGGAGCGCATAGTGAGAGTTTTAAAACCCATTGTCGCTGAAGCGTCACCTACACTTTATCAGGCAGCAACTAGAGCAAACCTGAGTCCTAGAGAACAGACTCAAGTTGAACAAATGTCTTGGGCTGTCAAAAAGAATAAAGAACTTACTCAGATGTCATCTAATGATGCACGTAGAGAGTTTGAATTACTTGACCCTAATGCTCAAGAAGGTTTGAAATCATTCTTTGGCGATGCTGACTATATGCAACAACCACCAGATTTTGGTGACCGTGCTTTAGGCGCTTTAAAATTTACTGGCAAACTACTTGCAAGCCCACTTATTGGATTGTTTAAAGTTGCTGGTGCATACAATCGTGTTATTAATCAGCCTTATAAAGTTGCTCGTCAGGTAGCACAAGGCGAAAGTATTTTTGATTGGAAAGTTTGGGACGATGCTTGGGACGGCAGAGACCTATATGACAACCAAGCAATTGCTGAGGCTGAAAATACATTTGGTAAGGCAAAGATTTATGTAGCAAAAGGATTACTTGAAGGCAAGAAGCCTGGAGAAATTCTTGAAGCATACGGAGATTTAACTCCAGAGATTACTGCTGCTGTTGAAGAAGCATTTAATAATCCAGATGCATTTAAGCAAGTAATGGATGCTGCTAAGTATGCACAGTTTAGCCCTGGTCGTGATATTGCTAGAATCTTTGATAGAAAACCACCTAAGAATGGTGGTCTTTCTGGCGATTACATTGATGGAACCACTAAAAATGTTTCAGGTGTAATTGATTTTATTTATCAACTTGCTATAGACCCACTTACTTGGATTACTGGTGGAACAAGCAAGGCTGCAACTCGTGGAACACAGTTGGCAGAACTTGTAACTAAGGCTGGCGATGATGTCGCTTCTGGTGTATCTCAAGTATTCAAAGATAAAGGTGTTATTAAACTTTGGGATGAGCAGTTTGGTCCAGAGATTGAGCGTCTTGCTTCTACAAAGACAGAAGCAGAGAAAGCAATTGTTCGCCGTGAAATTGGAAGACGTTTCCCTGGCTACAATAATGATGAAGCACTAGAATTTTTTGCTAAGAAGAAAATGTTTAATGCTGAAAAAGCAGAAGATGTTTTTTCTCAGGCATCAAACGTGCATCTATTACTTTCTGGTCGCTTAGATGGTATGACTTATCGCCGTAATGGTGTGGTTACTGCTCGTGCAGACCGCCGTCTTACTCGTGGTCTTGAGTCTTTCCTAGAAGCAACCTTTGATAAAGCCTTTGTTAGCGCTGATAACTTCTTTAACGTTAAGCGTGGTGCAGAAGAACTGCAAATAAAGGGTGGAGATACATGGGATATCCTTTCAACTGCAGGACGTAAGTCTGATGAGGCTGTAAATCCACAGATTGTTGAATTTGCAAAGCAAGAAAAAGATATTAAGGGATTTAAAAATAAAGTAAACGCATTTGGTAAGTGGGCAGGCAAGATGGCAGCCCGTAACCCAGCGGGACAGGCAGTATTAACTGGCGATGATGCAGTTAAGACAATTGATACAGTTAGAAACTATGCTCGTTTAGTTCTTGACCGTGATATGGCAGATTTTGTAGCACAAAAGTTTTTAGCATCTACCGAAGATGAGCAGATTGTAGTAATGCGTAATCTTTACGCAGCAATTATGCAGCGTGCTGGTATTACTGATGATGCAATCATGAAAGAATACCTAAAGAAGACTCACAATGGACGTGCTGGCTTTACAACTACAGTAAGAACTGAAGTTGATGACCAGTTTGCTGGACTTCTTTCCAAAGATACGATTAAGTATGAGAATGACACAGCATTACTTGAGGGTTCTGGAGCAATTCATCCGTCTCAGATTGCAAGAGGTGTAGGTCCGCTTCCTTTAGAAGAGATTGCACTTAAAGCAAATGAGATAAAGTCAAAGCAAAGCCTTATTAAGGCTGCACAAGGTGCAACTAAGTCTAAGTTTGCTAAAGACTTTACAGATTTTTGGTCTGTATTTACACTTTTCCCACGTTTGGGTATTCGTTCTGCTATTGATGAAGGCTTTATGTATGCACTTACCGCACCTGGTAGAGACATATTAAACTTTGTTAAGAATGAAGGACGTAAAACTGGTCGTGCCAGTGCTGCTTATACTGGTAGTAGCGCAGCAGAAGGTCCAGTTGGTAGCACATTACGTAAGTTATTTGGTAAAGGTCCATCATCCCAATACCTTGGCGTAGATGACCGCAACAGAATCATTGAACAGATTGCAGAACAGGCTGGTGTTTCACCTGCTGAGGTTCAACATCTTGTAATTAATCAGGCTATTGCAGACCGTGTAAAGATTTTCTTGCCAGAAAAACTTGGCGATGAGGCTATGCAGCACTGGAATGAAGCAATGATTTACAATCCAGATATCTTGAACACAATGGCTAGTTCAGTTGCTGCTAGAAGTTCTTTAGGTTCATCATTTGATGAGGTTATTAGAAACAATCAGATTAACCTTAGCGAACTATCTAATGCTTTGAATGCTGTTGGTCGCAAGATGGCACGTAAAAAGCATGAAGGCAAGAATCTTTCTGAGAAAGAAATTGATGAACTCGTTAAGAATGAGGGATTAAAGTCTGGCACTAAATACGAAGAGTATGCAGTAGAGAAACTTCGTGATGCTAACCCAGAGTATGTAACCCTTGCTCACTATGACAACTGGTATATACGTTTTGCTACACCTCGCCAGCATGGTAGAGGACTAAAGATTGCTGATGATTTCCGAGTAGCCCCTGCTATTGCATTCTTTAATCATGGTGCCCTAAAGACACCTGAGAACTTCTCTAAGGCTATGGACGATATGTATACCTACCTTGGCATGAAGAAGGTAGATGATGTTTGGCAAGTAACTGAGCAGAACATAGATGCTGTTAAGAAGTTTAATAGTTTCTTTGGTGATTCAGTATTTATGCGCCAAGAAGGTAAGACAGACTTTGATATTGCTCGTGTCCACTTAGAGCGCATGCTTATGGATATGCGAGATAACTTCCATGGTGGGCCTAAAAGTTACAACGAAGGTCTATATGATGCAATCAAATCTAACTACAATGCCCTAGTTGCTAAAGAAAAAGCGCAGCAAGCAGAGGGTATGCGTAAGTGGAAGATTGGCAGCAAGTGGCAAAAGGCTGCACAGATGGTTGACTTTAAGCAGTTTGATGAACTAACTAGAGGGTATCAACCATCAGGTTTAATTCAGACTCGTATTGAATTCCCTGACTTAACTACATTTGATAGCGCATTTAAGCGTCTTGGTAATACCATGATGGAATCAATGGATAAGCAAGTCAACGGTTTACTACGTCAACCAGCAGTTATGACTACCTATCTAAGACTACGTAAAGAGTATTCAGGTATTCAGACAGCCTATGCTCGTGAGTTAAGAGCCAAGATGATTGCTGAAAACCCAACCAAATGGAAGGGTGATAAGGCACAGGCTCGTCTTAATAACATAGTTGAAGAGCAGTCAGCAAAGCATTTTACTGAGATTGCACTTAATGATGCAGCAGATACAGTATTAAAGTTTGCAGATAACCCATCTATTCGCTCTAACTTTGCAGTAGAGGTAAGAACAGTTGGTCGTTTCTACCGTGCAACTGAAGACTTCTGGCGCCGTGTATACCGCCTAAAGGATGTATCTCCTACAGTTCTATACCGTATGCGTCTTGCTCACCTTGGATTATCTTCAAGTGGTATGTTCCACGAAGACCAGAATGGTGAGCCATACATCATGATGCCTATGGACAATATTATCTTTAAGGCTACTGATACAAGCATTAAGGCTTTAACTGGTGAAAGCCAATAC